AGATCCACGAGTACCTGCTCCGTCGCGCTGTCCAGATAGCCCTTCAGCGTCGTGACGTCGCCGGCCAGCCGTTGAAACGCGCGCGCCACATCGCCCGACCGCGAATCGATCTCCGACTTCGTGACTGGTAGCCCGACACTCATACGCCCACCTCGGTTATGTGTAGAAAATCGGGATCGTCATAGACATGTCCGCGAGCGTCCCGGCCGACCAATTTTGCCCCACGCGCTGGAGATAGATTTTCCCGTCCGCGACCTCGAAGTACGCCGCGGCCAGTTCTAAGACGCCCCCGATCGTCAGCCGCGCCGTGCCGACCGTGCGCCGCGCGGCCGTGATCGCGGGCGCCACACTGAGCAAGAGCGGCGTGCCCGTAATGACGGTATTCGCGAGCTGCATCGTGACCACGCCCGTCCCGCCCGTGCGGCTGTAGGCCAGCGTGATCACGTTGCCCGACGTGACCGTCCAGGCGCCACTCGGATAGACGCCAAACATGGACGCATTGAACGGGACGCTCGCGACCACATCGATCGCCCCGATCGCGCCGTCGATCTGGTTGTAGAGTTCCGTCTTCCAGGCGTTATTGATGATCGTGCCGGTGGTGCCGGAGCCGTCGTCGTCGATCATCGGTGTGCGCGTAATCGCCATCGCTCTACCTCTTATCGACGAGCCAGGCATCGGTCACATCGGCCGGATGCACTTCGGCCGCATAGCAGGACCGCCGCGGCGCCTGCCCCCACACCGGCCACGACAGCTCGGCCGTCAGAATCATGTACTGCCCGACCATCGGATCGACGACCGGGTCGGCCAGGTTGTACACCTGCAGCCGGCCCGGCTTCGCGTTCAGATCGTCCGTCTCGAATTGAATCGACACCAGCGCCGGCAAAAAATCGCTGACTTCGCGCGCGCCCCGCGCCGCGGCGCCACTCCTCGAGTAGCGGCCATCCTGCACGATCTGTTCATGAATCGCGAACCCCGACGAACTGCGTACCGTCATCACGACGTCGGCATCGATCGGCTGCGGCCGGATCCGCTCGAGACTGCCCGGCGCATCGTACCGGCCCGTCGTGACAATATCGCCGAATGAATCGATCGCCGTCACGATCGCGCCGGCGTAGATCGGCCCAATCAGCCCGCCCCAGCCCGTCCCGGAGACTTGCACAAACGCCGGCGTGACCCCCGCGCCGCTATAGCCGATGAGCTTCAAGTACTGCTCATCGATCCGGACCCACGGCATACTGCGGCCCCGGACGAACTCCGTCGAATCGACCGTAATGTAATTCGTGCCCGCCGCCGGCGGCCAGCCGATGTCGGTGACGACCTTGGCCGTTTGCGTCGTTCCGGCCGTCGTCGACCACACGCCCTCCGCATACTGCACGAGCAATCGCTGCGTCCCGATCCGGACTTCGCGCCGCGCGCCGGCGTTCGTCACCTTGTCGAGAATACTGGCGTCCGCGACCGGCATGCTGTAGAGAAACGCCGGATCGGTCGCCGGATCCCAGACCGTCCCCATTGGCGCCGTCGTGCGGAGCCCTTCCACGATCACGGCGTCGCGCTGCTGCGCGTTGTCCGACCGCTCGGCAAAGGCCTTCAGGCTCGGATTCTCGAGCGTCAGCGTCGATGGATTGACGACGTTCGGCTCAGAGACGCCCGTCCACACATGGAGCACTTTCAAGGGATCGACATAGAACCCGCCGCCGCCCGGAAACATCGTCACCAGGCGCCGCAGCACCGTCGAGAATCGCTCGTTCGACACGCCGACCGACGCATGGGACGGCAAGCCGTCGGCGACCCCGGCCACCGAGATCGCCACCCCGCTCGCGTCCTTGCCCGTAAACCGCGCGATCAAATCCTTGATCGTCACCGTCGCCGACTGCGGCGGCCAGTCGTATGTAATCAGGTACTCGCTATCGAGCACCTGCAGATAATCGGCACACATGACCGACCGCACGCTCGGCGACCGCGCCGGCCCGCGCGTGGTTTGGGTACTCACGATCCGGCCGCCGAATAAGACATTCTCCGTCGCGCCGCCGAGCCCGATCACGACGTCCGATCCGACCCGCAGCTCGGCGTCGACGTCGCCATCGGTCAGCATCACGTCAAACGAACACGTATCCGGTTCCTCGTTGATCGCCATCGTCACCCGGAGCGTCCCGTACTGGACCCACTTCGTAATGTCGGTCCCGTTCACGGTAATCACGCCGTACAGCGGAAAGACGTAGTTACTCCGGATCGCGCCCGACCGCGCGATCCCCGATCGCGCCTGCAGGTACGCTTTCTGACTGCCGGAGAGCGCCACCGCTACACCGCCGCGCGGAGCTTGCCCATGAGGCTAAACTTCGCCGTCAAGGCGTCGCTCACTTTGTTCGCCAGCCGCTGCAGGGATTCCGGCGTATCGAAGAACGCGCCCTGCGCGTTGATCACGATCGCCGGCAGGGCCGCCCCGCCCGGCGCCCCGCCGGCGCCGCTCACCGTCGCAAACGCGCCCGACTCCTCCCGCGGCACGACCGCCTCCCAGCCGTGCAACATGACCGGCGTCCCCTTGCCGAAGTTCTTAAAGCCGTCGGTGCCGCCCTGGTAGCTTTCCAGTTCCTTCCCGCCGCCCGTCGTATGGGCCGAGCCGACCGGCACCGGCGGCACGTCCCATTCCACCGAGCCCTTGACCTTGACGTCCGGCACGTTTTTGATCGCCAGGCCGAGCGAGCGCGAGATCGCATCGGTCAGTTTGGAGACTTGATCGATCAGCGCCTTGAAGCCATCGGACATCGAGAGCGAAAACGAGACGCCGGCCGCCTCGAGGTCGGTGATGGCGTTCCCGTTCGCGTCGAGCAGCGTGCCCGACTTCACCATCGCCTCGAGCATCGGCCGCATCGCGTCCGGGACTTCGGTCCCCATCTTGGTCGCGTGCTGGACGTACTCGCTGACCGACTGCGACATTTTCTCGGTGATGAGCACCGTGTCGAGGCCGGCGCTGTTGAGCACCTCCCAATCCTTGTAGAGCTGCTGCGCCTGCTTGTCGAGTTCCTGCCGCGCCATCGCCGGCCCGAGCTCTTCGATCGTGAACCCGTACTTCGTCGCCGTATCGATCGCGAGCTGGTAGGCGTCCTCCTGGAACTTCAGCGCCGCTTGAATGTCGCCGATCGCCTTCGTCACCTGATCGGACGTCTTGGCCGCAAAGAGCGCATCGACCGAGACGCCGGCCGTCTCGGCCGCCTTCGTCAAGGCGTCGAACCCGCCCTCGGTCGCGACAAACGCTTTCCGCAGATCCTCGGACGCGAGCGCGTCTTGAATCGTCTTGATCGCCGCTTGCACCTGATCGGTTTTCTTCGCGTGAAAGAGCACATCGAGACTGATCCCGGCCGCTTGCGCCGCCTTCGTCAACTCATTGATCCCGCCGGCCGATTGGATGAACCCGTCGCGGAGCTTCTCGTATTCTTTCTTCCCAAACCAGCCGGAGATTTTGTTACTGAGCCAGCCGATCGCCGGCCCGATCAGTGCCCCGACATACGGGATCGCGCCGCTGATCGCCCCGCCCAGGAGCCCCGGCAACTTTTGCGCGGCGCCTTCGATCGCCTTACCCACGCCGCTCTGCTTCGGATCGAGTAGGAAGTTGCCGATCGTGGAGCCGGCCGACTGCAGAATGCTCCCGCCGCCCTGGATGGCTTTGAGAATCGAGCCGGAGACGGCCGTCGCCAGTTCATTGCCAATGCCGTCGAACATGCCAGGCTTGACCGCCAGCGTCGCACTCTGCCCGATCTTCGTGACGTCGAGCGCCCCGCCCGTCAGACCGGACGCAAACGCCGCCGACTTCGCGTCGGCCAGCGCCTGCAGCTGTTCCGCGAAGGTTTCCGTCGACTCGGCCGCCTTGGTCGTCGCGGCCCAAATGTCGTACATGGCCTGCGGCGCCTCGGTCCCGGCCGCCGCGTACACCTCAAGCGCCTGATCCATGACGTCGTGAATCTTTTCGATCTGCTTCTCCGTCATGTCCGAGATCGGAATCGACGTCTTCAGCGCCTCGACATATTCGAGCGCGGCCGCGATCAAGCCCCGGCCGGCGAATGCGTCCTTGAGATCGACCACGGCGTTATATTCGGCCTGCAGCCGTTTGTTCCAGTCATCTTGGGATTTTTTGGCGTCGTCTTGGATCTTGGCGCGCGCCTTCTCGGACGTCGCCAACTCGTCTGTTTTCGCTTTTGAATCCGCTGTGACCTGCGCCGTGGTTTTCATGCTGGCGCCGGTTTCGTCGACCGCATAGCCGAGCCGGTTCACGTCGAGACTGGCGCTTGAGGCAGTCTTGCCAAATCCCTCCGTGGCCCTCTTTTGCTGATCAATCCATTCGCCGGCCGTATTTTTGCCCGTGAACATATCCCGGCTCACGAGCTGCATATGCGTCCAGAAATCGCCCCACGACCGGAAGATGATCGACTGATCCTTCATCATCTGCGCGAGCATTTCGCCCGAGGCAATGATCACGTTGTTCTTGAACTTCTCCCAGGCATCGCCGGCCGCCTCGAGCCGCTTCACCGTCTCGTCGCTCATGTACTTCTGCGCGTCGGCCGCGTCATACATGCCGTCGCGGATCCCGCCGATCACCTTCTTGGCGCTCGGCCCGAGCACCCCCATCGCGATATCGAGCTGCAGCGTCTCGTCCTTGATCCCGGCGATCTTCTTGACGATCTCTTTATAGGCATCCTCCGTCGACATGTTGCGAAGCGCCGCGCTCGAGAGCCCAATATTCTTTAGGAGCGCGTCATACTCCGGCGAGCTTTCGCCGAGCTTCTCCGTCACGTACTGAATCGACTTGCCGAGCTGCTCCGTCTCGATCCCACTCAGCTTCGCCGCCGCCGCCCACTGCTGCGCGAACTTCGTGGACACGCCCCATTGATCCGACAGATCTTTGATGGCGCCGGCCGCATCGAACACACTCGAAATAAATCCCTTAATCGCGTCGAGCCCAAACGAGACGCCGATCACGCCGCCGATCTTCGTGAGGACCCCCATCCAATCGGTCGTCTCTTTATTCGCGTTCTTCGTCTGGTCGGCGATCTGCTGCAGGTTCTTCGGGACGTCCATCCCGAGCGCCTTCATTTTGTTCACGGCTTCGTTCGTCGTCGCGCCGAGCCGGGCCAGTTCCTTCTCGGTCAGCTTCGTGACGCCGCCGATCTCCTCCACGGCTTTCGCCATGATCGTGGCTTCCTGCACGATCTTCTGACCGCTGAATTGATTGGCGAGGGTATTCAGGCGACCGCCGACGCGATCGGCGCCGGCGCCGAAATCCTTCAGGACCGCATCGGCCTTGTCGACCGCATCATAGAAGCTGGAAAAATTAGCGGTAAACGTCGCGGAGAGCGCCATGCTATTTTCGGCTCCGCGCCGCCTCCTCTTTCAAGAGATCAATCAGCACGCCGTACACGTCGACCGGCAGCTCGAGCAGCTCGTCGTACGTCCAGCCCATCACCCGGCAGATGTAGAGATCGGATCGGGTGAGTTCGACCCATCCGACGCTTTTTTTTGATGCTCCCGCTCGGCCGACATGGCGCCGTCGTGCGCCTGGATCGCGTCGAGAATCTCGCGCAGACTCTCCGGCGTTTGATTCCGGAGCGCCGCGGCCACAAACGCATAGGACTGATCCCGAATGCGGATCGGTTTATCGTCGGCGTCGGTAATCGACCAGTCGATTAGATAACTCACCGCCTGCGCGATCCCGAGATGCTCGAGATCGAGTTCCGGCTTCTCGCCCTGCCGGAACGATCCCGCCTTGATCACGCGCGCTTGGGCGTCGCGTTCCTCGCCGGCCGTCAAGTGCTTGCGCACGAGCAGCCAATCGCCGCCCGTCAGCTCGAGCCGCAGTTCTTCCTGTTTCCGATACCGCGATCCCATTAGGGCTCCGTTCGTTTGGGCAGCAGCCGCGCCGAGAGCTGCCCTTGATAGACCGTCACGTCGCCGAGCGGCCGCCGCGTCGGAATCCCGTCCTTGTTTTGGATCTCGAGCGTGAGCGGCGCTTGCGTGATCCGGAACCCGTCGGCGTCCAGCACCTTGGCGGTAAAGAAGTCGCCCTCGACCCGCCAGGCCCCGAGCGTCGCGGCTTTCTGGTACCCCAGCCGGACCACGGCCGCGACGCCCTCAATCACGATCCGGTGACGCTGCCCGACGACCGCCACGACTTTATGCCACGCCGGCCACCCAGGCCGTCCCCGACCAATGCGCCGTGCTGCCGTCGCCGAGCATCACGTACTGGCCCGTCGTCCAGGCCGTCGCCGGCGACGCCGTAACGCCCGTCATGGCCGCGAGGTTCGGCGGCGCCATCGCCCCGGGCGGCGTGAAGCTGCCCGGCGAGGTCACGCCCGTCGCGCCCGTGGCCGCAACTTGCGAGGTGCGCGTCCAGGCGCCATTGGCGACGAACGTCGCATCGATCGTGACCGCGCTCGTCACGCCGCCCTTGATCGAGGCATCCATCCAGGCCGGCCCTTCCCACGCCTGCGCGCTCGTCGCGCTCGGATAAAACGCGAGATAGCAGCCCGTCGGTGAGTCGGCGCCGTCAAAAATGACGTCCGTCAATCGGTCCCAAAACGCCGTGAAGGAGCCCGACAGATCCTTGAGCCCGACCACGTACCGCTTGTTCGCGTCGCCGAGCGAGGTCGTCTCAACCTTGTCGGTCGCCATGTTGAGCGTCCAATCGGAGATGTTGCCGATCGCGACGTAGGATCCGCCGCTCGTCAGCTTCATAGCAACGATCCCCTCCTTGCCATGCGTCCCCGGGTTATTCACTGGTGCTGCTGGTGCTGCCATTGATGCGTCTCCTCAGATGTTCGACGTGAACACGTCAGCCGGCCGCGCCGGAGACGTGCAACCCTGCTCGCTCGACCAGATCGATCAAGGCGGCCAACATGATCCGGCGCCTCTGGATCGCGATCGGAATAAAGACCCGCCCGGCCGGCATCCGGCCCGTACTCTTGCCATTCGCCCAGCGCCGCGGCGCCGTGCCCTGCTCGAAGATGTAGGCGTGCTTGGCCGTATTGCGGACGCGCGCACTCGCACTCACGGCGTCCGTGCCCACTTCGAGCTTGAGATGCGCCTTGAGATTCCCGGTATGCACCGGATAGGCGCCCGCCATCTCGCGCATCGCCGCTTCGGCTTGCGCCTGCACGATCACGCTCGCCTCGCGCACCAGATCCGGCGGGAGCTGCTTCAGCGCCTCCCGGAGTTCCGCCAGGCCGTTAATACGTAACTGGTTCCCGGCCACGCGCGACCACCTCCACACACAGCACCATGACCTCGACATGCCGCTCGTCGACGTCCGACACACTCTGCACTCGCAACGTCCGGCCCTCGAAGATGAGCCGCGTCTCGAGCGTCAGCCCCGGATGAAAGCGGCCCCGCACATAGAACGCGGTCTGCCCGTCAACCACTTGCGTCGCCGCCGACTGAATCGAGCAATGCCAGGTCGGCGGCACGATCGCCACGGCCGGATGCTCGAGCGTCACGAGATGGCGATAGGCGCCGATCCCCATTACGCCAGCGCCGGATCGCGATACTGGCCGAGCAGGTTCCGGAGTTCTTTCCAGATCACCGCCTCGTCCGGCCGACTCTGCCCGAGATCGTCGCCCCGATGCTCGTAGTAATGGACCGTCAAGAGCAGCACCGCGTGTTTGACCGCCTGCGGCGCCGTCGTCGGCGTCCAGCTCGGATCGGCTGCCGGCCCGAGGTACGCGAGCACCGCTTCCTCGGCCGTCGCCAGCTTCTCGGCCACGTCCGCATCCTGCGCGGCGTCGGTGATCCGGAGCTGGATCTGTTTCACCTCGTCGACCGTCCAGAGCGGCCCGGCGAGCGTGACGCGCGAGAACGTCAGCGTCATGCCGGCGGCTCCACCGGCGTCTCGGCCGGCACCGGCGAGGCCGGCGGCGCCGCCACGGGCGCCGGCGCGCTCAGATCGCGCATGGCGAGCGCCTCGAGCGAGTAGTACTGCTGCTGCAGGAACGGCGACTCGCCGCCCGGCACCGGGCCCAGGCCGAAGTACTTCAACCGCGCTTCGTTCGGCGACATGGCGCCCGCGCTGATCGCATCGTGCGCGGCCTTGGTCTTCGTCGCCGTATCCATCCAAATCAAGTCATCGAGATCGAACTCGGTCCCGTAGGGCGCCGGCAGCTCGAGCCCGGCATCCAGCGCGCCCTCGATCGCCGTCAAATGCGTTTGGAGACACTGTGAATGGTATTGCAGCGTCGAGGCTTCGTTGTTCGCATAGGGCGGTTGCTGCGTCGAATCGATCATGGACATCGGCACGCCGAAACAGCCGGCGATCACCTTCGCCGTCCAGGCCATCTGTTCGATCCATTGCGACTCTTCCGCCGACGAGCCGACCGGCTCGTACTTCATGCCGTTGCCGACAATGGCCGTCTTGCCGGCGCCGAGCGCGTGCCACGTCTCCGAGAGCCGCTTGGCCGTTTCCGGATCGATCTCGGTCGGCGCGATCAACATCCCACCCGGCCGGCCGCCGCTCGAAAAGAACGTGGTACTGGACGTTTGCATGGCGAGCGCCTGACTGGCC